GTACCTCTCTCGCAAGAGCGGGAGCAGGGAAAACGCTACGGATTTTAACCGCGAGACGCAACCTACTAGAGATTGAACGAGGGGCCAGACCTCCGCACACTTGGAACCACAATACAGAGCACCACGGCTTCAACCGGATCACCAACCTCTCACATTCCAGAGAGAGGGGGTATGTGCAATGGCACACGGGGCAGGGGACCAACCTGTAGACCCAGATATGTCTTTAGACCGGCGGAGTATGTTGTAGACGGTAAACAAGATGGGGAGGGGGGAGGGGATCGACGCGAACGACAGCCCCCAAAGGAAGGAAAGAAAAACGAAACCAACCCGTAGGGCTGCAGGACAACGGGCTCGCCGACTGGCTAGGACGGCTCGCCCCCGCAACGCGAAGTGAGAGAAAAAACGACAAAAGGTGACAACAAAAATCATCGACGCCCAGAAGAAGCTCATTTCTTCTGGGACGAGGAGCGCGAGTTCCTTCCGTTTTCGGCAGAGGGTGTCGCCGGACCAGCCATGGCAAGAGTATCATCATAGTCATGGTCGTCAACATCCTCCACTGTCATTGAGACCGCCGCAGGCCTTAGCAGCTTGCGCGGTTTCCGGGAACGAAGAAATTCCTGGAACAAAGCCCATGTTTCAGGGTCTGTAGCAGGGTCACCAGTAGAGTCGATGGTCGAGGTCGTAGTCTCGCCGCTCTTCAGCGAACGAGAACTAGTTGAGGTCCCCTCGACCTGAGGGCCACGCAGCAACAATTTCTGCTGGTTGCGTGGGATTCTTTTGGGCCTTTCGATCCCAAGCTTGCTCTCAATAAGCTCGAGGCGTGCCATGAGGACTGGTGGGGTGATGTCTTCTTCAAGGACATCAACACACCACCAGCCCCCAGAGGGCTCAGGCACAGAAGAAAGGTCAGCGATCGCTTTGGCGAGCTTGCGGCGAGGTGCAACTGGCCCACCAAAGTAGGTAGACCACCAATCATCACCGGAAAAAGTGTCCGAGTAAGGATCGGAAGAAGCAGCCTGTGTGGCAGCAAGGCCACCAGCGTGACCACCGAGATACTTGCCAGCGGCCCATTTGGCGGCAGTTGCTGCACCAAGACGGACCACTGAGCGAAGAGTGTTTCCTCCAAGATCGCACACCATGTCGAACACAGCACCCCAATCATGATTGGTGGGGTTAGCCATAATACGAGTGGCTTGCACACGATCATTCTTGGGAAGGCACTCCGTGTACACCGTGAAGGTGAGACGGATCGGGGCACCAACAACCCACTCAGAAAAGTAGACGATTGGGATCTGCGTACCCAAGAAGGAGGACGAGGAATTGACGCAGGAGATGTTGTACTCACCATCACTGCCATCTTTGGGGCGCCAGGATACAGCACCATCATAGGCGCTCTTGCCATTATAGGCGAGCATACCATTGAGGTTCATGATCATGTTGCCAGATAGGCCAGTGATGTCAGTGGTGTTACTGATCCCGAAGAGAAGACCAGCATTGACCCATCCGGGGCGCTCATCAGTTGAGGTTCGGCTCTCCCACTCAATGGACATCCCAGCAAAACGACCAGTTTGGTAGTTCGTACTGAGAGTTGAGTCCTGGGTGCCAGCATAGGCAGTCCAGGTTCCAGCAGTGATCGGGCCGAGTGTGCCATCAGCGAGCATAATTTCGTTTTGGCCACGAGGGATGAGGAAAGCAG